CAATTTGATCGTTCAGGGTTTTGACAGCCCTGGCGATTTCTTTCGCAGGATAAACACGCTGATTCTGATTCCTTTTGTCACCTTGGATGAAAATACCAGTCATATAAAGACTTTTACTTCCATCCTGGCCATCGGATTCAACGACCATCTTAGCTTGGTCGAAACTCAGGTTTTCACGAAGATAGTTCATCAATTAACCTTATTTGGCACGCTTTGGTGCACCGTTCATAAGACTACCGGCACTTTTATCAGCTTGCTCTTTACCTAAGCCATTTGGATATGTTGGCTCTTTATGTTTGAATGCTGTTTTACCAGCATTACCACCTGGGACATTAATATTGCCCATGTTATCTTCTTTAGGGTTTCCTTTGAAAACACTGCTGCCTTTTAAGTGACCCTTGTTGGCCTCTACTGGACCACTCTCTGTGCCGCCTTTTAGGTTAGCTGTTGTTCCACCCATGTCATTCTTTCCAGCTACAATGCTTTTGGTGTTAACACCATTGTCGCCCATTTTACCGTAGCTTGTATAGTCTTTACCACCTACCTTTTCTACGTATTCACGCATGAAATTATCAGTTTCAAAACTTAGTTTATCTTCTTCATCATCCATGCCCATGTCATCACCACCCATGCCCATGTCATCACCACCCATGTCCATGTCATCACCACCCATGTCATCCATACCTTCTTCGCCGCCCATCATGGCTTCGAATTCTGACTTGAGTTCATCAAGAGCATCTTCTAAATCCATTACACGATCTTCTAGGTCGCCTTCGCCGCCCATATCATCCATGTCGTCCATACCTTCTTCATCATCTGCCTCAAGGTCGTCGATCATGTCGTCACCGGCATCACCACCTACATCATCACCAGTTTCGTCATCTTCGCCTTCTGCGAAACCGAAACTTTCATCCATGTCTTTATCTTCATCGTCTTCTTCAGCAGACTCATCGACTTCTTTATCTTCATCGTCGTCTTCTTTTTTCTCGTCAAGGTCTTCGAAATCCTCAGCAAGAATTTGTTCATAAATTTCACGTGATTTAGCAACCACGATTTGATGGAAAAGCTCTTTAGCTTTGTCGCTATCGTCATTAATTAGATGTTCGAGCATCTGCTCGAATTTGTTTCGATCAGTCATGTTATGTCTCCTATAGGTTCAAGGCTGTCAAATATATTTACAATTTATTACAATAAACCGTGTCAAACGGTGTATTTTTAACGTATTTTATTAAAATTTTTTAAACTTTCTGTAAAACTGTTATAAGTTATATGACTAAAATTTTTATAGTTCCATTCTGGATCGAAAAAATTTTCTTCAACTACTCTAAAATATTTTATGTTTGGATTAGATCTTATAACTTGGTCAGTTTGTCTTCTCCAATTACCATAGTAGGTTGCTGTGTCATCTGATTTTTTATAATTCTCTGTGCCCGAATATATGTTATTAACTAATCCCGATGGCATTCCTACATAGTCGAATCCTAAAATATAAATTTCACTAGCACCGTGTTGTGTGGCAAAATTTAAGGCAGTAGGACCACTGCTCCAACCTAAGCTAGGTTGAAAATAATTAAAATTTTTAAATTTTTTATACTTGCTATTGATATTCGTCCAAACCTGATGTGTTAATTGCCAACCTTTACTTTCAATTTCAAAGATCATTTTAGGATCTACTGCGATCAAATAATCAGGTTCGAACTCTCTATATAAGGCGTTGCATCCGTAGATGTAGCCGTATGGACGTAATTCTTCTGGTTTAATGTTTAACCTACTGCGGCCGTTGCCCAGCACAAACCTACGCATAAATTATCCTTTTTGAATAATTATGCCGCTGGTGCAGGAGGAGGTTTATACATTGATTCTATAAATTCTAATTCTTTTTCTTGTTCTAGAATATGTTTTTCGCTGACGATTCTTAACTCGTTTATTTGTTTTAGAGTTAGTCTAGTTTTTCTAGTATCACTTCGTCTCATGATATCGGAATCGCGTCTAGGACTATATCCTAAATCGGATTGCAGAGCATTGGCCCCGTTGTCTCTATAAAAAAGTTCTCTTAATATCATAAAAATATTTATGCAGTTGGAGGTGTAGCAGGAGCAGCAGGCACAGCACCAGCTGCTGGAGCAGCGACTTCACCAGGAGCTGCTCCTAACTCTGGAGGTGCATTTTCATCGGATAGGTCATTTAAATCACTTTCAATACCTGCTTGACTAATACCTGCTCCTCTTAGTTCACCGCTAGCATCTGTGGCTATAGCTTCTGATTTTCCATTTTCTTCTGCCCATAAACGCTGATTCTCTGCCATCTCTTCATCATTTAATCCTAAGAATCGTTTTAGAGCAAATCGCTTACTGATAAATGGAACCTGCTGTAAGGTATTGAATGTATTAATTCGTTGACCATCCATTTCACTTTGTCTATAAGCAGCAAAATTTAGTGGAGGATTAAGTTGTAATTCAAACAAACTAGTATCAATATTAATTCCTTTATCATAAAGATATAGTTTAAATTCTTCATCAAAAATATCTTCTAATAAACTTTGTAGTCGTTCGCAATATTTGTTAAATCTTAGTTCTTGTATATAAGCAGTGCCTACACGACCGTCATTGTAGCTGGCTTGACTGTCATCTGCTCCAGTTGGCAAATATGAACTAGGAATTCTTAAACCTCTAAACAGTTTATTTGTGAAGTATTTTAGATCATCGATTTCACCTAGATTAGTTCCACCTGGTAGTGTATCAACTTTTGATCCTCGTCCTTCTGCTGTCTGAGGGAAAAAGTAATCTTCATTGATGCTTAGAGGGTTATAAGCACTATCGATAACATTTGTTCCGCCACCGGTAACACTAGGAATACGTCGCTGATGTATTTCATTTTTAACACGTTCCACAAAACTCATAGCCAAGTGACTGGGCATATTTCCTACATCAATATAAAATACACGACGTTCCGGCGCACGTTGAACACGGTAGATAATAATAGCATCTTCTAAAAGTTCTTTTTGTTTATAAACTTTAAAAACTTGTTCGAGCAAACTATTACCGAATGGATAGTTATTGTCTAATCCTTCGCTTAGACTAAGATGAACAATGTGTTTTGCTTCAATAGCAACTTCATTTTGATTATTTTGAAATCTAGTTCCTGGACTAACTGGATATGCGCTGGCCTGTCCTCGTGCAGCAGCTCCTCCTGCAACATATGCAGTGCCTCTGTTGTTAGTGTTAGTTGTATTAGGATTAATTGTTGTTACCACTAGATCCATAAAATTAGGATTTAGGTCTCGAATAACATACTGTTCCGGTTTCTTACCATCACTTTCATTAACTATAATTTTTGTAATTTTGCCAGGATCTACATGAAACCATTTTTTAGTTTCAGGATCTCTTACAAAGAATCCATCACCATATTTAAAAACGTTTCTGATTATTCTAAAAACTCTAGTATCAAATTTGTTTAGTTTGCACCATTGTTGAAGATATTCTCTTAATACTTTTACTTCAGTAGTAGTAGCCTTAGACTTAAAAGATAATTGAAAAGGTGTTTTATTACTGTCGTTTGGTTGTGTGCAAAATTCTGCTAGTATATCAAGAGCAGCATTTACTTCACTGTCCATGTCCATAGTATCATATTGAAGATAACGATCAATACGATTAGGAGCACCTGTATATACATCGGGAAGATAGCTGCTATAATTTGCTCTAGCAGGTCCTGGTCTAGAGGCGTTAGAGCCGATAGGACTATAAACTCCAGGTTGATTATCTACAGTCACAGGTGTAAAATATTTTTTCCAGCTCATTAGTAAACGCCTACAAAATTGTTTTTATTATTGGCTTTTGTTGCTCTAATTGCATCGCCTAATAATTTTTGATTTTGATCAATTAGTTCTTTCACATTCTTATTTAATGAAGTTAACTGCGTTATAACATCATTTAAGGTAGCTTCTTTTGTAGCTGTTCCTGATGGCTTTGACTCTGTTTTTTTAGATTCGGTGCTATCATCAGCAGTTTTGGATTGAGCTTGTCGATTTAATCTAGCAGTTTCCGCATCACTTTGATTTTCGTCTTTTTTAACTGCGGCAGTTTGTTGTTTTAAATCTGCCCCATATTTTTTCATTCCTGGAAGATTTATAGCATTAAGATTTAGGTCACCTTTATCATTAAAAAAAGGATTAGTTTCAGATATTTTTTCCTTAATAGGATCAGTTGCAGGCTTGCTGGCATAATCCATTCCTGCTACACTTGCATCTCCTGGACCACTAGCATAATCCATTCCTGCTACACTTGCATCTCCTGGACCACTAGCATAATCCATTCCTGCTACACTTGCATCTCCTGGACCACTAGCATAATCCATTCCTGCTACACTTGCATCTCCTGGACCACTTGCATAGGCTACGTCATCAATCATAGATCCTAAATTCTCTTCTACATCTTTAGCCATTTCATTAGCTTCTAACATAAGATTGTCACTAAGTTGTCTTACAGAGTCAACTGGTAGTGCATCTTGTATATCTTCAGCTATCTCATTTGCTTCAAGCATCATATTATCTTGTGCTTGTTTCAAAACATCTTCTACTTGTATCGGTGGAATATCAACAGCAGACATTTGACTGGCGATGTCTTCGGCAATTTCATTTGCTTCAAGCATCATAGCATCTTTAGCAGCAATTACACTGTCAGTAGGAATAAGATCAGCCATTTCACTTGCTATCTCATCTGCTGCCATAGTCATATCTGATAATGTTGTGGTAGCAGCCGGCATAGATTTTGTAATATTATCAATGTCTTCAGCTATCTCATTTGCTTCTAACATGAAATTATCTCTTGCCTGAGCTAATACATCTTCTACTTGTATTGGCGGAATATCAACAGCAGACATCTGCCCTGCAATGTCTTCGGCAATTTCATTTGCTTCAAGCATCATGGCATCTTTAGCTTGTGTTACGCTGTCTAATTGAGAAATATTAGTTTTTTCTGTAACGCCGACAATCTGTCCTTGAATACCTTCTGATAATTCTAGCTGATCGTTTAGAGCTTTTTTAGTAGCTTCAATTTCAGCTTTGTTATATTCTTCATTGGTCTTTAAAACATCTATCCTATGTTTTAAACTTTCTAATTGTAATTGTTCTTCATAGGTTAGTTGTTGTTCTTGTGCCTTGGCTTCTAATTGCTCGATTTCACCTAGTGTTGATTTTTCTCTCTCTAGTCTTTTTTGTTCTTTCTCGTTCAAATAAGCAAGATGCTCTTCATTAGACTCTACAGAAGAATTCATCGCTTCTTTGTAAGACTGGCTAAACCTTTTAGCAGATCCAGACATTTCTTCGCTAGATTTTTGTATTTCTATTACAGGCAATGATTCAACTAGGTCTTTGTTTATTTCTTCAAGCTTTATATTAAAGTTTGAAAGATCAACTTTGCCCATTGTAGACTGAATATCATTATAAGTTTTTTCAAAACTACTACCGAACTCGTCCATCATGCTGCCAAATGGCAGTTTCATTTCTTCCCCGAATTCACTAGTCAATGCTTTGAAATCCGTTTTAGGAATGTCAAGAGCGTTGTCTACTGCTCTAACACTTGCTTGAGTAGGTGTAGGTTTAGCTGCTTCTTCTATCTTATTGTCTACTGCTCTAACACTTGCTTGAGTAGGTGTAGGTTTAGCTGCTTCTTCTATCTTATTGTCTACTGCTCTTACACTTGCTTGAGTAGGTGTAGGTTTAGCTGCTTCTTCTATCTTATTGTCTACTGCTCTTACACTTGCTTGAGTAGGTGTAGGTTTAGCTGCTTCAACTGGTTTAGCTGCTTCTTCTTTTTTTGCAGCTGGGTCAGAAGCAGGAGTCGGTGTAACATTAGGTTTGCCAAAGTCTTTGGGCCAATTAATAACTTCTACTTTGCTAGGTGTAGTGGGCTGCTTTAATTCTATAGTTTGTGGAGTCTTAGGTGTCGGTGCTGATACTGTTGTTGAAATATCTTTACTGATAGAGCTTAAGTCGATTCCTCTAGCAGCATCTTTAGGCATATTAGATATTTGATTTTTTAAATTATCAATAGCCTTGGCTGCGCCTTGATTTGTCATACCCTTGGCAATGTTTGTCATTTCCTCTGGACGCACTACACCTTCTAAACCATGGAGCTCGACAAGAGTGCCTTTACCCCAATCTTCAAATAGATTGCCAGTCATCTGCACACTACCGCCTTCTCGTTTAGGAACTTGCTGGGCTGCTGCTTTGGCCAATGGTTCTATAATATATTGATGTATAAGTTTAAGCGGTCCTTCTAGTGCTTCCTTAGCCTTATCTGCACCTTCTTTTATTTGAGGAGCTACTTCACCTAAAGTTTTTCCTAAGTTCTCGAGCATTTTCCCAACGCCGTCTTTAGTTACATCACTAAAATAATTACCAGCTTTTTCAATAAATTCTGCACCTTTTTTAGTTGCATTCTCAATAGCATTAGCTCCAACATGCATAGCTTTTAGAACATCTCCTCCTAGGCCACTCACTTCACCTAATGGTTGACCTGTTCTACCTTTTTCAGTCGCTCCGGCCATGGCTTCTCTGACATTTTGACCAGTTCCACCAAAGTTTCTACCTGCTTCGGAAAGACCTTTATTAAAATTAGCTAACGGCCCATCTAGGTTTCTCAATGGTGTAATCATTGATTCGTTCAATGCTGCTGCTACATCTCTAGCTCTAGCATCCATGAGTATCATGGACTTGTTTAATTCATTAACAGTTTTTTCCTCTTTATCCTCTGGATCTTTTCTTTTTCCGGCAGCTTCTTGTAGTGCCATCTCTTCTTGTATTTTCTGAGCCTTTGCACGATCTGCTGCGTTGTTTATATCTAAAATATTATTTTTTGCTTTCTCGCTGGCTATTACTCCTTCGAGACTCCTGGTATAACTATTATTAATTGCTGCATTTTGATTTAATACTTTAGAAACTTCACCTCCAGCTTCACCTAATGCCCTGAATTGTAATTTACTCACATTGTTTGCATCAGCAACAGCGGCGGCCCTTGCTTCTCTTCCAGCTTTTGTAGCTTCCTCTTCTCTCTTAGCGGCATCCAATGATCTATCGGCAGAAATTTGTGCTTGTTTTCTTGTTGCTGCTGCCTGTTCTTGATTGAGAACTGCTTGTGTAGCTGCTTCTTTACTCATAATCTGGCCAGTGGCAAATATTTCTTTAAACATTTGCCCTTGACCTCTAAGCTCGGCATCTCTGTATTGAGCTCTAGCATTAGCTTCAAACTTGGCAGCTTCTTCTGCGCTCATACCTTGAGTTTTAAGTCTAATAGCAGCTTCAAATTGCATATCTGACTGCTGCTTTTTCATAATCTCCATTTGCTGCTCACGACTTTTTCCTGTAAGTCGTGCCATGAGATCCATTTCTGTGCCTAATTTTACTGCATTTTCTGTAGCTATTCGATTACGCTCGGTTTCCTCTTTAAAATTACCCCTTAGCGTTACAGCCTGAACTGCCATTAATTCATTTAAATCTTTGGCACTATAACCTAATAATCTAAGATTATCTGCACTACGGTCATCTAAGAATGCCTTGCTCAATTTAGCAAAAGCTTCTTGTCCTCTAGTAACTGTTCCTCCTAGACCTATAAAAACTTCATTATTTTCTTTAAGGATACTAGCGAACTCGCCCATGCTGATTCGTGCATTGCCAGCAGCAGAAGCTAAAGCGATAAGATCTCCTCTAAACCCACCACCAGTTTTACTTAAATCTGTAAAAACTGCGTTAGCATTAGTAAGAGTGTTATATAATAGGTTACCTGGACCAGGTATATTTTTAATTGCTGCTGCAAATGGGTCTAGAGATTTTGCTACATTTGTTAAAGAAGTTTGTAAGTCATCTGTTTTTAATTGAGGTGCAGAACTGGCACTGCTCTGTTTTTTCAGCCAGCGTAATAATTCACCGCTTTCTTCTTCTTTGGCCATTATTTTATCCAGGAAAAACTGCGTATATAAATATCTTATATTATTTATCGGATGTAAGATGAACCAAAACAATCCACTTTTAAAGTTTTTTAGACAGCCAAAAATTTACATTAATTTACCTAGTCGCGGGCTCTACTATGAGCAAGGAACTCTAAGCGGAAGTTACGAGCAGGTTCCTATATTTGCTATGACTGGCATGGACGAGATCATAAGTAAAACTCCAGATGCCTTGTTTAGTGGAGAAGCCACAGCCAAAGTAATTGAAAGTTGTTGTCCTACAATTAAAAATGCTAGACATATGCCAAGTATTGATTTAGATACTTTGCTTATAGCTATCAGAATAGCTACATTTGGTAATACAATGAGCTTTGATCAAACTTGTAAAAATTGTCAAACTGAAAATACCTATGAAGTAGACTTGGCCAGCATAATTGATCATTTTCAAAATTTAAAATTTAATAATACAGTTGAAATTAATAATTTGACTATTAAGATAAGACCCTTGCAGTATGAAGAAATGAATTATTTTGCAATTGAAAATTTTAAACTTCAGAAAATGTTATATCAAACTGGAGAACTTTCAGATAGTGAAAGACAAAAAACTATTGATAAAATCTATCAAGATCTTAGCGACCTGCAATTGCAATTATTTTTAACCAGTATAGAAAGTATACAAACTCCTGAAGGAGTTGTCAATGAAAAAACATTCATTGAAGAATTTCTAAGAAACTGTGAAAGAGAATTTTATAATCTTATCAAGACCAAATTAGAAGATAATAAAGATATGTGGGTAATACCCAAACAAAATATAAAGTGTAGCAATTGCGGCACTGAAGATAAACTAGCCATTGTATTAGATCAATCAAATTTTTTCGGTTAAGGCTTCTAAGACTCAGCACTGAAGATATTATCAAATATACAGATAGTTTAGATTTAGAAGCCAAAGGCATCAAAGACGAAATATTTCGATTAAGCTGGTATATGCGTGGCGGAGTCAGCGCACAAGATTTATTTCATGTCTATAGCTACGAAGATCGAACAATTATCAATGGCATTATTAAAGACAATATAGAAAGCACAAAGAAAACTGGAATGAACTTAATCTAGCGCAGGTAAGGTAATTCCTGTCCTGGCTTGTATAATTTTGCCAATGGATCTGGTTTACCTGAATCGATTTGTCGTCTTCGAAACATAGCAAGGTCAGGATCTGATCCTAGCGCAGCATTACTTAAAGGCTTTTGGTCAGGACCCTGCGCTACTACTGCGCTTTTTTTAGTTTCGACATCAGAAATTTCTCCTGTTTCAAGATCCATATACCATGTTTTATTTTTTGTATTAGCAGCCACAGGTTCAACTTTTGATGAACTGCTAGGTGTAGCTGTTGAATCACTTGGTCTAGTAGAACTTGATCCAGGACTAGGTGGTTTATCTGTTTTACTATCTCCACTCTTTTCAGGCTTAGGTAAAATGTCTATGCCAGCAAGATCTAGTATGGCCTTGGACCATTTACCTATGTCGGTAAAATTACCACCTAGCAAATCTTTTAGCAGGCCTTCCAGCCAGTTTTTACCTTCAGGCGTATTAATCCAGAAAATTAAACTGCCTTTAATAGCAGGCTGACTAAGTTTAGATATAATTGCTGTTAGACCAACTCGTCCTCCTGACACTGCAAGAAGAGGTATAGCACCTAAATATGCTATTGTCTTTGTTAATATATTGCCTAACAAAAATTGAGAAACTGCTACAGTTAAAAATGCTCCAAATGCTCTTTGATATTCAGGACTGTTAGGATCAAGTCCTTCTACTTCTTTTCTAAAGACTTCATAGGAAAACCAAAGTCCAGCAACACCTATAATGAAATTAAGTGGACTAGCAAGCCATGAAACTCCTCTAAGAGTCCCCATGATAAAAGACTTAAACTTACTACTTGCTTCTCTTCCTAGAGATTCTCTATACTTTTGTTGACTAGCAGCAACTTGTCTTTCCAAATCCGCTATCTTTTTTGCCTGTGCTACTTCTACGTCAGAAGGTTTAGGTTCAGATTTAGGAGGTGTTGTTTTAGCAGCATCTTTATTTTTAGGTTCAAACTTAGGTTTAGATTTAGGAGTTCTGTTAGGACTAGGTCTAAATCTAATAAATCTTTCACTGACAATCTCAAAAGCTTTCATAAATCTTATTTATTAGAGTTGAACTGCGTTCAACTGTTCTTCGCTTTCGCTCGAACTATTCTTCTGCGAAGCAGTTTTAATATTATCCAGATATAATAGTCACATTTTGCCCGTTAAGGGCAAAAATGACTTAACATTATCCG